CCATATTCTAAACCATTTCCACCAGAATTAACTTTGATTACTTGTCCTGCTGATCCAATTGAACTTAAACCTGTACCACCTCTAGCTGTTGCTAAAGTTCCTGCTGTAATATTTGCAGCATTAATTGCAGCTACATTAAATGTACCATAAGCAACAATATCTAAAATATCCCCTGCTGTAGCACCACTAGCCAAAACTACCGAAGTTCCACTTGTTACAGTTACATCAACTGCATTAACAAGCTTAGATCCATTTAAATAGCAATCTATAAACGAAGAATCATAAGCAAGAGTCGATCCTGTGTCATCCGATCCTGTAAATGTAGTCTGATTAGCACTAGCTGTGTATCTAAATCTAGCTGCTGTTCCATTTACTGTAGATCCTGCTGCTGCCCAACCTGATGATTTATAGACTTTAAGTTCATTCTGTGAAGAATCAAAATAAAGATCCCCAACATTAAGTGATGTACTTGGTGGTGAACTTGCTACCCTGTATCTTTCAGCAAAACTATTAACTCCAGTAATATTTGCAGCTGTTGTATTAACATTTGCAATTGATCCACCTGTTAAATTTACATTCCCTATAGAACCACCTACAAGACCTATATTAGTGTTTGCTGCTGCAACTGTTCCAATTGTGTTTGATCCACTTAGGTTAGAAGCTACTGTACCAATATTTGTATTTGCATTTGCAACTGTCGTTACATTTCCTGAAATTCCAGAAACTGTATTTATATTTGTAGCATTTGAATTTACAGCACTTACTGCACTTGAAATATTATTAACACCAGTTATTGCACCTGAGATTGCTGCTACTGAACTTACCTCTGTAGCTTTTGGAACTAATCTATGAAAATTGTATGTGTGTTGTGTGGTTGTAGATTCAACTAAGATACCAAAACCTGCTGCTAAAGTAGCTCCATTACCACAATTATTTAAAGTAACTGTTGATCCACCAACTGTTCCATTTGAAATAGAAACTACACCAGAGCTATTTGCAGTATGTGAACTTGCAAGTGCTTGAACACTAACTATAGTTCCTACACCATCATTAACATCTGGATTTGCATTTGGAAAACTTGTTTCGTTTGCAATTGGTACAAAACCACCTACATCATCTACAAGATCAGTAACTCTTGCATCTATAGCACCAGTTGTAGCAATAAAATTATCGTTACTTGTCCAAGATTGACCAGAGTTAATTAATTCAGATGTATCTTTATTTAAAAATCTAGTGTCTGCTGCTGATGTTGTATAAAAAGTAGTATCGTTTGGTGTATGAGCTGCTTGTTCTGAATTTGTAACTATAGCTGCATCTGCTATTTTACCAATTGTTACAGCATCATCTGCTATCTTTGCAGTAGTTACATTACTGTCTGCGATCTTAGCAGTTGTAATATTTGAGTTTGCAATATGAGCTGTATCAATACTACCATCTACATAATGTTCTGAATCTATACTGTTATCTGCAATCTTAGTTCCATTTATTGCATCTGCATTTATCTTAGCAGTAGTGATTGCGTTGTCTGGAATTTTTGCAGTTGTAACATTATTATCTAAAATTTTTGCAGTTGTAATAGCATTGTCAGCTATCTTAGTTGTAGTAACTGCATTAGCATTGATCTTGGCTTCTGTAATTGCATTTGCATTTATTTGTGCAGCTTGAACTGCATTGTCTGCAATTTTTGCATTTGTAACTGCATCATCTGCAATCTTTGCAGTAGTGATTGAGTTGTTAGTTAAATTACCTGCACTAATAACATCTGTTGGTATTGAGTTACCTGTTTTAGTTAAGATAGCTAAATAAATTGTTAATGTTTCATTTTGTAATGTACCACTATCTAAAGTTACATTTACTGTTGTGTTTGAAGAAAAAGATGAACTTGATATTGTTCCATAAACAGTTCCTGTGCTAGATCCTATAATTTTAACTCTACGACCTGCATGATAAAATGCAGTTACATTTACGCCATTTATTGTAAATGAACTTGCACTTGCATAAGCACTTGTAAAAGCTGCATCACCATCACCATAAATTACCCATTGTGCATCATTATACCACTCTCTAGTATTTTTCATTAATGCTCTAATTGCATTATTCAAATCACTAGGTAACATTCCCTCTGCTGTATTTATTCCATTTAAAGAAGTGTTACTTGATTGTGTGGTTGAGTAATCTTTAATTCCTGCCATTTATTTGCTCCTAATTCATAAACCAACTAAAAGCTTTATCGCTTTCAGCATTGTTCTTGTTAATTAATGTATTCACAGCTTCCTCAACTTGTCTTTGAAAAAACTCTTGTGTTTCAATTGAATATCTAATGTTATCTATATCTATTTTATCTGACATTATCTTTCCCCACCTTGACTAGCTTTTAAATCTATTCCTTGTGCATGGTTCCAAACAGTTCCTGCTGGTATTTTTACATTAGCTCTAAAATATCTACCTGATTGTCTTACAGGACTTATGCCTGATGTATTTGATGTGCTTGATGAAGAAGTTGTAATTGAGTCTGCTAATTTATCTCTAGTTTTAACTGTAACATTTGCAGTAGCATCAACAATTGGTCTGATACCTGTAATATTAGCTCTTAAACCTGGAAATATTTCTTGTTCTCTTGTTTCAATTTCAGCTTCTAAATTGGTTCCTGAAAAAATTGCTGCTTTAAAATTTTCATCAATAGCACCTAATCTTAAATGTCCAGCAGTCCAATAAGGTGTATCTAATGAAATATTAATTTCATCTAAGTTTTCAGATATTAAATCCATTAACTCAACTGTGTTAAAACTTACAAACTGTTCAAAAATTTGTGATGCTTTAACATTAGCAATTGACCATTTTTGAGTTACATAATTATAAATAAGTAATCTATCGCAAATCCCTGTAGTATTTCCTGGATTATTTTTACTTGGATATAACCATATCGCTAAAGTATTAAATGGATCTACTGCTGCTGTAATTCTATCAGTAAATGCTTTGTTTAAATCAAGATCAAAAAATCTATTAACTTTTTCTGCACCGATAGGTAAAACTTGATCTCCATTAATTTGAAAAAATCCATCATCAGCATAAAAGAAAACTTGTCTGTTGTCCTGGCAAACACTTTGACCATAAACAGCTCCTCTATTAGGAGATATAACTGAAAATCTAAAAACTACATTTCCACCAACAAAGTCCATTCTAGTTATTTGATTTTGTCTAAAAACATAACCAACCTCACCAGAAGTTATCGCAACTATTTGACCACCTGATCCTGGTAGTTCTTGAGTATCTGATGAGCTAACACCAGCTTCCCAAGTTGAAATATCGTTGATACCTGACCAAGCAACTTTGTTTTTTGCGTTCTCTATGTTACCTGTTACTAAGAAATCCCTAATCACACCTGAAATTCTAAACTTAGATGGTACTGTTCCTGATGTTGCAATACTCTGTAGTGTTGCAAAATTAGTTGATGTACCCATTAGATAATACATTGGAGCATTAACTCCATTACTTGCTATAATGTATTGTCCAAATTGAGTAAAAGTAAAAAAGTCTGTATCTCCACCTGATATAGTTAAACCACCTTTAACAGATGTAAATGTACCAGATGTTAATTTATAAATATTGTCTTTAGTTCCTACAAAAGTAAATACTGTGTTTGTATTATCTCTAAAACTACCTGCACCTTTTGCGTTTTGTGTAACAGTTGATGAACCACTATAAGGTACTAAACCTTTTACAGGCTTATATGAAGTCTGAGCATGGTAAACATTTGTTGCTACAGTTGCACCTGGATTTAAGTTATCTGGTTGGTCTGGCAACCATTCACCAAAAGGTAATTGCATTATTTTTTCCTATTATAAAGTTGAAACAAATGGAGAAGCTACTGTGCTATCACCTCTAACCTGTAAAGGAGCACCATTATATTCATCTTCTCTATCATTTAATTCTAATCGTTCCATAGCTGTTGCATACATACTTTGCCATGTTTGAACCTGTTGAGGATTGATACCACCTAAAAAGTTTGCTGCATGAAATAAAGATCCATACAAATATATTGCTGGATGTGATGCTAAGATATAGTTTGTTGAAACTGTTGAACTTAAAGCTGGAAATTTTTTAAAATAATTCATTATAGCTGTGTAAGTTCCATCAGGTACTGGAGAAAATCTTAATGTATCTCCTAAAATTGTAAATGAAGTTGGCTTTCCAGTAGTTGATGTTCCTGTAGTCGCATCCATTTGTGATGGTGTTGTATATATTAATGGAGTTTTAGTTTGACCACTAATAATATAAAAATCTCTTATTTGTAAAAAGTCAGTAGGTAAATCTTCTGTTTCAGCATTAACAGTTATACTTACTTGTGCGATCATACTTCTAACTCTTAATTTAGAATTAAAATCAGCTTCTGCTAATTTAATAAAGTCATCAGCTATCTCTGTTGTTAAATCTGATCTGTTTAACCAATTAGCAAGTGATGCTTTTAATTCTGTGTATGTAGTTAATGCCATTAAATTTTTCCTGGTGCAGTTCTAAAATATCTATAATCAGAACTATTTAATTTTTCTCTTAATATTTTGTGTTGAACATCTTTAGGTAAAGCAAACCAATTACCATCTTGACTGTTGTTATATTCTTTTGTCCAAATTTCTAAAACAACTGTTGGAATTGTTGCTATTCTTTTTAAATCTTTACTTGGAGAGTAACCATCATTCCTAGTATAAAGTTCTTTGTTAGTTTTAATAACTGGAGCTATGTCAGTTGATGTTTTAACTAAAACACCCTCTTTGTCATTATCGTAATAAGTATTGCTTTTAATACCATCAGATTCTTGTCCAATTTTTCTCATCTACCCTGACCTTTGTATCTAGTAAGTTTCATATTTTTTTTTTCAGATTTATTAAGATTTTTTTTGTGTTTGCCTAATTTGGGTGGTTTATCTCTTGGAACAAAGTGTACAAACTTTTGTTTAGCCACTAAGCACCCATTTCAGTTATATAAACATCTGTAGATGATCCATGAAACACAGCAATCTTTTCGCCAGGAGAAACTTTAATAATTTCAACTTCACCAGATGGTAAAAGAGCTGATGTAGCACTTGCAGTAGGTGAAGCACCTAATACAAAATGAAAATTAGCTGAACCAACAATTCTAATATAATTAGTTTGATCTCCAAATGCAGCAGATGCAGTTGATGAGTTGTTAGTATTGATTTTTTGTGTTGTTCCTGGTCTTAATGCGTAATTATATGACATTAATATTTTCCTTTTTTACTTTTAACTTTTTTGCCTTTTTTCTTGGCATAAGATTTTGCTTTTTTCATTCCACTTTTTGTGTATGAAAACTTTTTTTTTCCTACCATTGGCATAATTTATTTCCTTTTATTAATTGGTATTTGTGGGAGAAATATCGCTAGACAGGATCTCCCACAAAATCGTTTATTATCTTCTTATAACAAAAGTTATTTCCATTTTAGATGAATTAGTTGAACCACCATTTGTGATACATTCAATATGTCCATCTTCTTCAACTCTGTTTGCAGCTGTAGGTTCTGTAGTTGTAACTTTTCCAGCAGAGCCAGAAGCTACATGGTCAAAACCACCATCAGTTACTGCAACACCATCTATTTCAAAAGAGATAGCTGCTGTTCCTGTTGTAGCTGCTTTGTTGTGTGTAATAATTTTAATTATTCTTCCACCATCAGGCACACAAACAAAAGTTGATGATGCTGATGATACATTAGGTATATGTGAAGTAATAAAATAATCGTTAAGTGTTCGCATTGTATTTTCCTTTTTTGTATTGCTTCGTTCCGAATTAAATCTTCAAAGACCAAACAAAATGTTAATGAATATTATGAGGGAGTATAAATACCCCCTCACAAAAGTTATAACTACGCAGTAGTTAAATCAAAAATACCACCAGATGCTTTTTCATTCTTAGAGCATAGTGTGTATTCTACTAATAGAGCCTTTTTGTCAGCGTCTCCAGTTTTCGCTAGATCAACCATTTGAAAGTCTCTAAGGTATGCAGCAGACCACATATCAGGAGAAAGAACATAAGCTGATCTTGCTCTTGAAAATCTGTTCGCTACAACTTGTAATGCACCGAAATCACTTTCGTAGACATCAATTGCAGAAACTAATCTTTTGTTTTCTGCATCATCCATTCTTGTTGCACCACCAGTAAAACCAGAAAGTTTTTGCTTGTTAAAAGCACCAACCATAACCATTGATGGATCGCCACCCTCAGTCCAAACTTTTCTAATCATAGATTTAAGTTGAGACTCAGTAAAAGCTCTTTGTGTTCCATCAACTCTAGCATGAGTACCAGATCCACTAGGATCAGCACCTGATCCACCACCTTTGTCTGTGTTAGTTTTTAACCAAGACTCTAGTGATGCCATCTTTCTAGCAGCACCTGCACCTGAATCAACTGGAGCTTGGTTTGCAGTAAGAGTAGTTTCCATATCTCTTTTTAGCTCTTTAGAAGCTTTAGAGATTAGGTATGCTAGTTCGTTATTTCTTCCAGCAAGATCCACAGATTCCATAGTACCAGAAACGATCACAGCTTTTCTTGAAATCTGTGTTTTGTTTCCAATTCTTGAAGTAGTTGATTGTGCATCAAAAGAAATTTCATCACCCTCTAAATGGTAGTTGTCGGCAGCTGGAGCAGCTAACGCATCTATTTGCCATTCATGGTTGACAGCAGTTGCTTTTGATTTTCCAATTGTACTCATAAATGGAGTATCAGTCGGAGATATGTTGTAGATAATGTCAGATAAATCTTCTCTCTGACCATTTACAGCATATTTAGTAACAGTATTAGTTATTAATGCCATTATATTATCCTTTATTTGTTTGAGTTGTTAATCATGTCTAAGAAAACACTTTGGGCATCTTGTAATTTGCCTGTTTTTCTTAAACGACTAAACTTTTCTCTAGCAGCTTTGGATTGATAATCGCTTTTGTCTTTTTTAATGCCTGACTTAAACACTCTGCTTGGTTTAGAAATCTTTTTAGCAATATTTGGTTTTGCTTTTTGTAAATTTCCAAATTTCATAGCATCGTTTACCAACATCAAGATACGATGGTCATATACTTGAGCTATTTCTGAGTCGTTAAACCCATATTTAGCCAAATGACTTCTCATATTATTTTTTAAAGTTGATGCTTTACTAGGATCAGCAAAATCAGGAATATTATTCACTAATTTTGTCTTTTCACTTTGTAAATATCCATCAAATTGAGCTTTCTGTTCAGATTGTGCCTTTTGAAAAGCAGAATTTAATTTTTCTTGCTTTCTTCTAAGCCTGTGTTCAATCTTTGCAGCTTGAGCTGGATCTTCGTCATATAAAGCTTCTAAATCAGCAGATGAAATCTCTGAATTTAGTTGCTCTTGGGCAACAGACATAAGCTCATTAACTTCTTTTAGCTTTTGAGAATAGTCTTGTCTTTGCTTTTCAGACTGAGAATAAAAGTTCTTTCTTTCATTAGAAAGTTCTTCTGTTTTTCGTCTGTAATCCGAATCTCTGGAGTAGCCATTTCTCAACTCATCAAGGGTAACTTCAAATTCTTGACCAGCAACTTTCACTTTATGAAGTGCTTCTTCGGTGGAATCTTGTTTCTCTTGAGTATCAATTTGTTCTTCGTCTTGAGATACATCTTGCTCCGAAACTTCTTCTTCTTCTGATTCAGTTTCTTCGCTTATTTCCTGTTCCTGTGGTTGTTCTTCATCAGAAGATTCCTCATTTTGTGGTTCAGGAGAATTTTGTTGTTGTGTTTGTCCAGTTTGTGTTTCTTCTGGAGTGTTTAATAAACCATTTACAGCCTTTTGAGCTTTTTGCAAATCAGTTTCAGATCCTTGTAATGGGTTGCCTTGATTGTCTGACATATTTTTCCTTTATAGTTAAGCTCCTCTTATGAGGTTAGCTTATCCCAACTTTTTTTGTTAGAATTTTTGGTTTTTTATTTGGGTTCTAAAATCTTCTAATTGTTTAGAAGCTAGTTTTCCTGTGTCTAAAATTTCTTGTAGGTGCTGCTCAACTTTACCAACTATATTGTAAGCTAACCAAAGTTTCTCTCTAGTATCTGTTTCGTTAGCACCAGTATTTAATAAACTTGTAGAATATAAATTTTTAAGTTTATCAAAAGATTCTTTTACTAAAGGATTATCAAATAAATCTTTAGCCTTGTTGGATTGGTTTACTTCCTGTTGGAGCTTCGCCTGTTCCTGGTTGTTCATTCAATGACTCAATCTGTTGTTCTAATTTTTGTTGTGATTGTTGTGCATCCCTAAAATCTTTTGTACTTTCAGCCACTAGCATTTTATTTAAATCTGCTTCTGCCTTAATTTGAGCTGAATCTATTTGAGCATTATATTTAAGCTCAAGTTCTTTCATTTTAATTTCATTTTCTAAAAGCATCTTAGCATTATTGCTCTTGATCTCTTTTAGTTGTAATTCAAGATCAGCAAGTTTTCGTTTTTCTTCACTTGCAATTCTAGTAAATTCAATTTTCTCAATTGGTGTAGGTGGTGGTGGAGCTTTCGGCTGAACCATTCCTTTACCTTGATCTGGATTAACAAAATAATTTTCAACATTTTTAAGACCAGCATTTTCAATAATTTTTGCCAAACTATTGTAAATATTTTTAAGGCTGACCATTGGATATTCTTGACCACCCTGTAATTGAAATGCTTGTAATTGTCTTTCTAGGATATTGTTCAACATCATAATTTGTTGATCGTTAGATCCTGTACCCAAACCAACTGTTATTGAAATATTATATCTGTTTCTCCACTCAGTAGGTTTAACTGGAATGAATTGATTGTTTAATTCTACAACTCTTTCCTTATCTTGATACTTACAAGTAAGTTCAAATATTCTTTTAAATAAATCTTTAACACCAGTTTCAGCAAATACTCTTGCAATCAATTCCATTCTCATCTGAGATTGTGTCATTAAAGCATTAACACCAGTTGCAGTTTTATTTAAACTGTCAGCATCTAAACCTTGATTGTATCTTGTAATACCAGTTCTAGATTCTCTTACTGTGTCTAAGTATTCTAATAATGGAAATGCTTGTTGTGAAATCGTTTGAGATTGCATCGGCATCATAACTTGGCTTGGTGGTTGTTTAGTTCTAACAACACCACCTGGTCTTGATGTAAGTAAATCATCTAAATTAACCATGCCATCCATTATGGCTACTCTGTTGTTGTTAGTTAAATACATATTATCTAACAACTGACGCATTACTGTAGATTTAACTAACTGAACATCTTCTACTAACTCAGAAACTGATCTACCATAAAATCTGTGTGGCATTGGAATTGGAGTTAGAGAACAGAAAGGAATAAAATCGCAAGGCATATTATCTAAGATAACAAAACCAGTTCCAGCACAAATTATTTTTCTAAGTTCGGCAACACCATCGCCATCCATATCTACTTTTACATAACACTCATAAACTTCTATTTCTTGAGTGCTATCATCAGGAGCATCGTCAAATGGACTTTCATCAATATCAGAAACTCTTTGTAATCTTTCATCGTCTAATAAAATACCATTGGTCGTTGGTAGATCATCTATAATATCTTGGTCATATCCCATCTCTATAAGATCGGATCTAGTTTTCATAACTCTATGAGCTACAAAGTTTGCATCTTCAATACTCTTTGCTGATCTTTCAATTAAAAATTCTTCTGGTGGTATGTTTTCTATTTTAACTTTACCAGCATCTCTTGTTCTTTTAATAACACAATTATGTAAATATGGTGTTGGAACATCCTCAACTTCTTGTCCATTTAATGCAGCTTCTTCTTTTAGTTGTTCTAATCTTGTTACTGCGTATTCATCTACAAATTTTTCTTCTGAGATAACTTCAATATTAGATTCAAGCATTAACAAATCATATTCGTAATCACTTAAATTTTCGTAAGTTTCTTGCTCAATCTTTTCAGAGTCATCCCAATAAACTTTGACAATCCCATTCTTTTCTAAAAGAGCATCTTTAAACCAGGTATATAAAATTGAAAATCCATTATTATCTTTGTTAAAAATATAATTAATATAATTTGTAACTTGATCTGCTAATGGTACATCTTCTGCTTTAACTGGTTCACATCTAACTACTTGATCGGATGATGTAAAAACTCTTAATAGGTTTGGCAAGATAGTTTCAATTGTGTCAGATACATCTGTACTAACCACTTGTGATCTACCATCTATCTCAGTACCAAGCTTTTCTCCCATGTAATATTCTAGGGATTTTTTTCTGGAATCTGATAATGCACCACCCATAAATCCAACTGAGTTATTTATCTCAGATGAAACTATGTATTTTAATTCTGTTTCTGTAACCTTTTTTGCCATGTAATTTTAAACTATATAATTTGTGTTAATAGGAACTTCTTTTTCCCAATTGGAAAGCTCTATTCCTTGCCCAACTATTCCAGTTCTAAAAGCATCAGCACAATGACTTGCGTAAGAGTGCATCGGTTTAGATTTAAAAACTTGAGCCTTATCATCCCATTTTTTTGAATAGGCTTTTAAATATTCTATGCCAGTTGCACACTTGTCCTGGTCAAACCAACAATTTACTAAATTTTTTCTGACAGCTTCTATGCCATCTTCAATACTAATCTTAGGAGCTACTTCACCAACTATGCCAAACTCTAATAAGCTATCTAATCTTGTCTTACCATAATTGCCAAGCTCTCTAACCTTTACATCATGTGGTAATATATGGGTGCTATATTCGTAACCTTTATTTTTTAAAATATCAGCATAGTGATCTAAACCATGTGAGCTATTTTCGTAATAATCAATTAATCTTATTTCATTCTTATATTTTTGCACAAACCAAATAGCTGTCTGGTCATTCATGCCAAGATCCCACCAGGTTTCTACATCTAAATCTTCATCGAATAGATTAGACTCCATTCTTTTTTCTTTAACTAAATCTTCTATGATAGTTCCATAATAAGATCCTGTTATTGCAGCTTGAAACGAACATTCAAATTCTTGTTCGTATAAGTCTTTGGACATTACATCTTTAGCAGCCTGTAATTCCTCATCGTCTAAAATTTTTGTTTCACTTGCTTTGTGAGTACAAGCATACCATTCTTTATTCTGTAAAGCTCTTTGGTATAATTGATAAAACGAATTTCTACCTTTTGGAGTTCCAATAAAGATACACCATCCTTTTCGGTCTGCCAAAGCTGGTCTTATGACCTCTGGAAATATGGTAGGCTTAATTGATTGTGTTTCGTCAAATACACAACCATCTAAACTAATACCTCTTATAGCCTGGTCATTCTCAGCACCTAAGATTGTTATTCTAGCACCATTTGGTAAATCACATCTAAGCTCACTCTCATTGAATTTAGTGCCTGGTATTTTTCCTGCGAACTGTTTTATGTAATCCCATGCTGTTGCCTTTCCTTGTAGCCTGTATGGGCTTAGAAACACATATCTAGGGTTAAGCTTGGTATTTGTTAAAGCTGCCTTGAGCATATGATTTATGCACATAACAGTTTTACCAGCTCTACGATGTAGAACACAAACACTAAACCTAAACTTGTCTATTTCCTTATGTAGAGTTTTTTGCAAAGCTCTAGGCTTATAAGGTATAACTATATTCGGCATTTTTAAAAAAAATTAATGTAAAGTCTGATTTTGACTGCTGAACAAAGTTTCAATACCAAGATCATCCATGATCTGATGAGAAAAGTTATTACATTCCTTTAAGTTGTTAAAACCATCAAAATGGACAATCACACTATTAGTGGATTCCATCACATATACGATAGCTGTATAACCTAATTTTTTATCATCAAATTCAAACATTGAGATTTACTTTATTAGTGCCTTAATCTTTTTAAATATTTCATCATCTACTGAGGGAGCCATTTCGCTAAGAAATT